AGGTAATTTAGAATCACGTATATATGCACAGTTATCACGACAGTTGGTAGATAATTTGTTTGGAGAGTCGACATCAGACTTTGGAGTTTTAGAGTTAGAGGGTAACACTATTGAGTATAGGGTTGAGGATGACAAAGTAACATTATTAATTACAGATGAAGAAGGCAATACAACAGAAATTACTGTACCTCTCGGTTCTTTTACTTTCTAACTGTGCATTAATTATACCTCCGTTAGAAAATGCTATACCTCCTATAAGAGATATAGAGCCAGCTGAGATAGGTATTTTACTAACTGAGTTATCTAATGTAGATAAACCCATAAAGAAACCTGTAGTGGCTGTTTACACAAAGTCTTTTGAAGATAACACAGGACAACGTAGAAGTAATAGTCAGTATGCTAGTTTTAGTACAGCAGTAACACAAGCACCTGATGCATATTTGATTAGAGCATTAAAACACTCAGAAGTTTTTGATGTAGTAGAGCGCACGGGTTTAGATAATCTTACAAAAGAAAGACAGATTATACGTTCTGCTAGAGAAAAGTTTGATGAGAAACAAGACTTAAAACCTTTATTGTTTGCCGGTTTATTAATGGAAGGTGGTGTAATTAGTTATGAAACTAATGTTAAATCAGGTGGTGCAGGTGCAAGATACCTAGGTATTGGTGCATCAAAAGAATATAGACAGGACTCTGTAACTATATCTTTACGTACTGTATCTGTTTTAACAGGTAAAATATTAATAGAAGTGTTAGTTACTAAGACAATACTTAGTGCATCTATATCATCTGATGTGTTTAAATTTTATACAAATAATACTGAATTAGTTGAAATAGAAAGCGGTATAGTAGAGAATGAGTCTATAAACATTGCTTTGCAAATGGCTATTGAAACAGCTGTATTGCAAACTATTAAGGAGGGTTATGAACAAGGATACTGGAAAACAAGTTCTTGAACTTTTAAAAGCGATAATAGTAGGAATTGGTTTATTAATTTTATCTTTACATTTAATTAGTGCAGATAACGAAGTTTATATAGACCAATCAGGTGCAACATCTAATCTTGATATAGAACAAGTTGGTGGTAGCGGTAACATTATAGGTGGTGCTGATGCAACAGCTGGTGCTTCTAATATGACACCTTTAGATTTAGATGGCACAACAATGACTTTAGATATTCTACAAAAAGGTTCTACTAATAAGTTTCTTGGAGACATATGGGCAGATACCTATACAGGTTACTTTTCATTTATAGGTGACAGCAATACTTTTAATATGTCTACAGATGAAACTAATGCTACGGGCGCAGATGGTTCTAATGTAAACGTACAAGTTACAGGTAATACAAACACCATGACACTTAACCATGCCATGACTGCACTAGCAGCTAATTTAGATTTAGATTGGACTGTGCAAGGTGGAGGTAATAGTATTACAGCAGCTATAGATGTAGATGGTGCAACTAATTTTATGGATATTGATGGTAATGATAATACTGTAACTTATGATGGTGATGGATATGCCGGTGGTTATTTTTATCTTGACCATACAGGAAGTACAAGGACTTTTAATATAGACCAAGAATCTACTCAAGATAATGACTGGCTTAAGATTACGTCTGTTGGCTCTAATGGCACAGTATGTGTTACTCAGTCAGACTCAACTACTTCATTCGTCTGTTGAGATAGGGTCTATATCTGAACTTAGAGGCAATGCACAAGTTCTAAGAGACAAAGCTTATGGTGCTGAACTAGAGTTTGACATACAACAAATGGATGATGTCCGCACAGAGGCGGGCAGAGTTGCTATAACATTTGAAGATAGTTCAACAGTAAAACTTACAGAGCATTCTAAGTTAGTTATAGATGAGTATATCTATGACCCTGACCCATCTAAGTCTAAGATGGCATTAAAGTTTGCTAGTGGTACAGCAAGGTTTATTACAGGCAAATTTAATAATAAAAGTAACATACTAATACAAACACCTACTGCTGATATAGCCATACGTGGTACTGATTTTACGTGTACTGTAGATGAGTTAGGTAGAAGTCTTGTAATACTATTACCTGATGAGAGTGGTATATCTAGTGGAGAGATAGTTGTATCTACAGGTATGGGTAGTGTTACTTTAAACAAACCTTATCAAGCTACTACTGTGTCGGTGTTTGAAAGTAATCCTAGTACACCTGTGCAGTTGGATATTACATTAGAGTTGATAGATAACATGTTGATAGTATCACCTCCTGAACAAACAGAGGAGTCATTAGAACAAGCACAGAGCAGAACTAATGTAGATTATTTAGAGTTTGATGATTTAGATATCGACTATCTTAATGAAGATTTTCTTGATGCAGAAGAAAATTTAGAGTTTACAGAGTTAGATATTAATTATTTAGACGTAAATTTTTTAGAGGATTTACTAGATGTAATAGATTCTTTAGAGATAAAAAAAGAAGAAGATGAATTAAAACAAGGTGGTGCTGGTATAAATATTGCCGGTACAACAATAGGACAAGATAAAAAAACTCAGATAACCACTATAGTATCAGGACAAAATATAAGTATGATAAGAGCAGTAAACCAAAGTGCAAGGTTAGATTTAGATGGTTCTAATAGTTATACAATAATATTTATACAAGATGGTGTATCTAATACAGTAAAAGTTAATGGTGGCTCATCCACTACAATAAAAATTAAACAAGGTTCTGGATGAAAAAAAGTATTTTATTTATATGTTTGTTCTTAGCATTAGGCACAACATATGTTTATCAGCCTACACCTTATGAGATATTAAAACTTAAAACATTTGATTCATTAGTGCCAGAAAAAAATCCTTCTGGTAATTTTGTAATACTTAATATAACTGAAGAAGATATAGCTAATGAAGGTGGCTATCCTTTATCAAGACAAACATTAGCACAGATACAAATAAATTTATTACGTAAAGGTGCTATGGGTATAGGTTGGGTGATAGCTTTTCCACAACCTGATAGGTTTGGTGGTGATTTTGAGTTTGCAGAAGCACTATCTTTTGCGCCTAGTGTATTGGCTATGTTTGAAGGCAAAGGTGATTATCCTCCTACCACTGGCACAGTTATATTAGGAGATGATAATGGAGGAATGATGGCTTCAGGTGTCATTCAAAATATAAAGTTGTTTAAACAGTCTGCACAGCAGGGGTTGGCTGTAGCCCGGACTGATGCAGATAATTTAATTCGTAGGCTGCCTTTACTTATGCGTACTCCTGATGGTTGGACACCAACATATGGCACAGAAGTTTTAAAAGTATTAGCTGGTGCTGATACATATGTAATTAAAACAAATGATAATGGATTAGAAGAAGTTAGGGTAAAAGGATTGCCAGCAGTACCAGTAGATTCTTTAGGAAGGAAATGGATTAGTTGGGTTGATACTCCACAAACAAATCTTGCAGAAATGGATGTAGAAAATAAATTTGTTTTTATAGGATTTACAGCAAAAGGTATCATGCCACAATTAGCTACACCCGCAGGTTTGTTAGAGCCACATAAAATACAAACAGCTTTAGCAGAATCTATATTGATACAAGATAGTCCTTACATACCTGACTATGCTTTAGCATTAGAGATATTAATTTTTTTATTTACAGTAGTATTTGTTTGGCTTGTATTAAACGTATTTGGTATAACCTACGGGTTAGTATTCTTTGCTGTTGTGTTTGCTTCTACTGCTTATTATGGCGTAACTACGATACAAAAAGGTGTACTAATAGATGTTACTTGGGCATTAATATCACAGTTTATTACTGCAAGTGTTGCCTTTTATGTAAGATTTAGAGAGCAATATAAACTTAGACAACAAATTAAAAAACAATTTGAACATTACTTAGACCCAAGACAAGTAAAAAAATTACAAAAGAATCCAGATTTATTAAAGTTAGGTGGAGAAAAACGATATGCTACTTTTTTATTTACTGATGTAAGAGGATTTACTTCCATGTCAGAGAATCTAGAGCCTGAACAAGTAACTTATATTATGAATAAAGCATTAACTGTACAGCAAAGTGCAGTGCAAAAACATGGTGGTATGGTAGATAAATATATAGGTGATGCAATGATGGCAATATTTAATGCACCTTTAGACCTACCAGCACATGAAAATAAAGCTATAGATTGTGCTGTGGATATGCAGCGTGATATGGAAAGTTTAAACGATGAGTTAGTGGATCGGGGTATACCGGGTGTTGCTATAGGTATTGGAATAAATACAGGCTACGCAGTCATTGGGAATATGGGTAGCGAACAAAGGTTTGACTATACAGCGATAGGTGATGCTGTAAATGTAGGTGCTAGATTAGAAAGTGGCACAAAAGATGCTGGTGTTGATATACTTATAGGGTATAACACTGCTATTAAGAGTGATTACATATTAAAAAAACTAGAACCTTTAGAAGTAAAAGGTAAGGAGAAACCGCTAGATGTTTACACACTTTAGAAATTCGCTTCGCCCGCAGCTGCTGCTGAATTATGATGTTTAAAATTAGTGTCGGACTCGCAATCGCTTTGGTTGTGTCTGGTATATGGATATGGAGTTTAAACGGCACGATAAGCCAGCTTCAGGCAAACCAGATAGTTTTAGAAACTGAAGTCACCAGACAGAACGAACAAATAAAAAAGAACTTGGAACAACAAGCACAGACTTATGCGCAGATAGACAGTCTTACTAAGAAGAATCAGGAGTCCATGCGTGAAGTAAACGCACTCAAGCAGACATTCGCTAAGCATGACTTGGATAATCTTGCCCTAGCAAAACCTAAGATGATTGAAACTAGAGTCAATAGAGCGAGCAAGAGGGTGTTCGATGATCTAGTTAGCATAACTAACCCATCACAATTTGATAAGACAGATGAAGAAACTAGCAATACTGATTAGCTTTTGCCTGTTGGCAAGCGGATGTTCGTTAATGAGACAGGCAGTAAAGCCTATAGAAGTGGTTAACATAGAGGAAAGACCGCCCATGTTTCACCCACCATTGCCTATGGAAATGCAGATGGTAGAGTTTGATTGGGAGGTTCTAACACCTGAGATCATGCAAGAGTACCTCA